ATTCCAGTGCGAGTCGTAAGCGCTCGTTCTCGGCATAGGCGGCGTTGAGGTTCCACTGGGCGCGGTCGCGCGCTTCGGAATAGCCTTTCAAATAGGCTTCCGTCACTTCCTGCTGAAGCGCCTTCAGGCGCCGTTCGAACTCGGCCTGCGTCATAAAAGAAAACCCCGCTTTCGCGGGGCCTAGTTGTTTTCCAGGGGAGGAAAGTGGACCTGCTATAACAGCGTTCAGCCGGTGTTACAAGTCCCGTCCCCGAAATAGAGAAGGTCCAGCCGGCGCACAATTTCCTGTTCTGTCAAGATAGGATGTTCCGCCGTGCGGGGCTCTATCTTTCGCCAGAAGGCCCACAAGGGCGGGTTGACCTCATAACAGGGCTTGTCCCGTGGCCAGTCCGGCACGACGGCCCCGTAGTCCTCGAACTGCGTTTCCCACGGTGTCATTTTACCCCCAAAAAAATCTCAATCAGGACGGCAATCAAGATTGCCATTGTTTCGGTAGGTTTCATAGCGTTTCACCCCATACATGACGGTTGTGTGGTCGCGCCCGCCTAGGACGCGACCGATTAGCTGGTAAGACATGCCTAGCTCTAGGCGGGCGCGCCACATGATCTCGAACCGCGCCCACGCCACGCCCGCACGCCGCGTGTGGCCGATCAGATATTCGGTAGATATGTTATGCTTGGCCGCGACTTCCCGGATCAGTTCGTGCATTTCTAGGGTCTGTTGCTGCTGATGCGGGCTTAACATGCCGGGCCTCTATTTCGTTCGTGATGATGGACGCGCGGAACGAATCCGCCTCGGTTTCCAGCATGATTTGCAGGGCTTCCGTCGAAAGCCAATGCAAGAGCTGCGAAAACTCAAAATAGTCTTTTATCCGACCCATGATTCGTGATCCTTTACGCATTGTTCCGCGACAAAATCGCTTGCTTCGAGAGTGCTGGCGGCGGCGTCGAATAGATGGGAACCGCGCGGCACTATCATCGGTTCGCTATCGCCGCTTATCACGAGGCTTTGTAACTGTATATCATACGGCCCGCCGGGGATTCCGACGCTACGATCAGGCTTTTCCCATTTGTAGGTCAGCATAGCCGTCCCGTAGATGTAGCAGGCTTGACCCGGCCAGGGCTGGAATTCGTCCAATTCGTAGATGATGTAGCTCATGACATTGCCCTTATAAATTCGCGCGCCATCGCCTCAACGTCGCCGATCGACGCCAGCGCCGCGCAAGTGGTTAGGGATAGGCCAAAGCGGGCCAGGAAGGCCATTAGCTCGCCTTCCGGCACTTTGGCGAGGATGGCCGCCGCTTGTTCGGCTTGCGCACGGCTAACCCGTTTGCGGCGCGTCTTAGTGGGTTCTGGCGCGGCTTCCTCTTTCGGCCAGCGGTATTCGTGAAGCGCCTTCACTTCTGTTTGCGTCCGGCCACCGTTCTTAACCGGCTGGCCATATTCGTTTAGGACCGGAACCTCGACATTGCATGGCGTCGCGGTTGCTTGCGCGAGGATAACGTCGCGTAGTTTAGGATTGTAGATAGCGAACTGTGAACGCCACTTGCGCGCTTCTTTCGACACATATTCGCGCGCGCCGCCCGCTTTGATTCGGATCGATCCCTGTTCTTCGGTGAATACGTTACCATTTCCGGCGTGTATAACGCCCTTGGATTGCCATTGCGATTCAGCCCATTCTTTGACCTGTTGCGGTGTCATTGTTCTGCTCCCATGTTGATAGGTTACGATTAGATAAGCGCCGGGATGGCGTGTGTCGCGACGACGACGGCCAGCATAGCGGCGGCGATCAGTTCTAGGATTGTGTAGGCGTTCATGTCGTTTGCTCCTTTGTTGTGTGGATAAGTTACGGGATAGCGGCGGCGGCGTCAAGAGAAAAATACGGTGTTGCGTAAAATTTCTTTCTAGTGTAATTTTTCAGGTATCAACATGGAGGCATGACAAATGGCACAGCTTAAGACGATACTTGATAAACCTGTTCCCACGCACGACCATCTTGCGGCCATGCTCTATGCCTTGTTCGAGTCGGGTTATCTTACCTGGAGTCAAATGAGCAACGCTAAATCGGCGCTTGGGCAGTTCGTGCCGAATAGCATAAAAGTGGAGCAAAGAACGCCTAAAAGTGTCACATTCTTTAATTGTGGTGAATGGTGCGTCCGCGTCACGAATCGGGCGCGGGTTTATGTTGAAGCAACGGTTAAGCCGTAATTTTTACTGCCAAGCTGTAATTTTCGGAAAAATTACAGCTTGGCTTAACAATAGATTTACCGTAATTTTTTGGCGGTTAGGCGGTTTGCGCCGGACTTATATGCGCCGGTTAGGTGATTGGATAGACGGCCGAAATATCCTAAATACAATATTATATGCTGTTAGGCTGTTATCATTTATAGGTTTGACAGAAGATTAGTGTAATAATGCAGTAAATGGTAAAATTACAGTTTTTCTGTGCGTCAATGGTCAGACGACTTGCCTAACCGCCTAACCGCCTATCAGCCATGAGCATGGCCATTGCACAAACGCCCGGTTTTAGAGCGCCGCGCTGACATACGCAGTTTTGCTTAACGTTCGCCCATTGTTCTTTTTGGGCGTGGTTGCGCGCCAGGCGAGCGGCGCTTAGACTGACGCTGCTCGATTGAACGCGGGCGACGCCTGGCGGCGCGGTATCGGGAGAATGCCGCGCCGCCTATCCGCGATCCGCGACCGCTCGGCGCATTGCGCTGACAGGCGTCGGCAGGAAGCGCGAGGCGGGGGGACAGGGCCTTGGGCTCTCCGTTAAGAAATACGCAGGGACCGCACAAACTTTTTTATTTTTTGCAAAACTCATAAAACGATTTATGATGCCGCGCATGACGTTTGAGAGCCTTCCATACGAACCGCGCAAGATCACCGCGACTGAGGCGGTGTTGGAGCGCATTTACGAAGCCGCGCGAAAGGGGCTGAAGGGCGACGCATTAGCCTATGCCGCAGGGCTGACGCCAACGGAATACCGGCATCTGACGCAACTGGACCCGATAGCGGAGTATGCCGAACAGAAGGGCCGCGCTGAGTCCGAGGCCGAGATGGCCGAGGTTCTGCGCACCGCAGCGCTGGCGGGCGACACCAAGGCGGCGCTGGACATCCTTAAGCACGTCCACAAGTGGACGGCCCCGCAGTCGGTTCAGGTCCAGGTCGAGCAACGCATATCCATACTGGCCGCGCTGGAAGAGGCGCAGATGAGGGTTATTGAAGGTGCAGACGCCGATATACTCAGCGGACGAAGAACAGAAACTGATGGCCACTATGTGGTCGCCACAAGTGAAGAACGACCCGGTGGCCTTCGTAAGGCTGGCGTTTCCGTGGGGGAAGCCGGGGACGCCTCTTGAACACTTCCAAGGCCCGCGCAAGTGGCAGTTGGAGGTGCTGCAAGACCTACGGGACCATATCCGCCTCAACGGCGGCAAAGTGGACTTTGAAACGTTCCGCATGGCCACCTCATCGGGGCGCGGCATCGGTAAGTCGGCCCTTGTAAGCTGGCTGGTCATATGGATGCTGACGACCCGGATTGGGTCCACGACCATCGTCAGCGCCAACAGTGAGGCGCAGCTTCGCTCGGTGACGTGGGCCGAGATCACCAAATGGCTGTCCATGTCATTGAACACCCACTGGTTCGAGGTGAGCGCGACGCGGGTGCTGCCGGCCAAGTGGATCGCAGAACTGGTCGAGCGCGACCTGAAGCTGGGCACGCGCTACTGGGGCGTCGAGGGGCGGCTGTGGTCGGCGGAGAACCCTGACAGTTACGCGGGCGTGCACAACTTCGCGGGCGTCATGCTGGTATTCGATGAGGCGAGTGGTATTGATGACAGCATATGGGCGGTCGCATCCGGGTTTTTTACGGAGAATACTCCTAATCGTTTCTGGCTTGCTTTTAGCAACCCCCGCCGAAACTCAGGATATTTCTACGAGTGCTTCAACAGCAAGCGCGACTTCTGGCGAAACAAGGTTGTTGACGCTAGAGGCGTGGAAGGAACTGATAAGGCCGTTTATCAGCAGATCATCGACGAATACGGACCTGACTCCCCGCAGGCCCACGTCGAGGTATACGGGGCGTTCCCGAACGCATCGGATGACCAGTTCATCCCATCGTCACTGGTCAGCGAGGCACAGCAGCGGCCACCATCGCAGGATCAGAGCGCGCCGATAGTGGTGGGCGTCGACCCCGCGCGGTTCGGGGCGGACGCGACCGTCATCGCCATCCGGCAGGGTAGGGATATTATCGGCATCCGGCGCTACCGAGGCGACGACACCATGGAGGTGGTGGGGCGCGTGATCGACGTGATCGAGGAGTTCAAGCCGACGCTGGTGGTGGTGGACGAGGGCGGGCTGGGGGCGGGCGTCGTCGACCGGCTCAAAGAACAGCGTTACAAGATTAGGGGCGTGAACTTCGGACAGAAGTCAGCCAAACCCATCATGTTCGGGAACAAACGGGCCGAGATGTGGCACGCCATGCGCGAGTGGCTGAAGACGGCGTCGATCCCCAACGACCGTTTCCTGAAGTCGGACCTGACCGGGCCGATGATGAAGCCGGACAGCAAGGGCACGATCTTCTTAGAGAGCAAGAAGGACATGAAGGCGCGGGGGCTGGCCAGTCCTGACGCCGCCGACGCCATCGCCGTCACCTTCGCCTACCCGGTCGCGCACCGCGAGGCCCGTCCGGTGGACAACAGACCGCGCGTAAGCTATGGTGGCAGCGGCAATTCTTCTGGATGGATGGGGCATTGAATGGTTTCGCTTTCCGTAGGGCGCGGCGAGAAGCTGCCCACGAAGCAAGGCGCTGGCCTGACCGCCAAGGGCAGAGCCCGCTATAACAAAGCTACTGGCAGTAACCTGAAGGCTCCCGCGCCCAACCCCAAGACCAAGGCCGACGAAGGGCGTAAGAAGTCCTTTTGCTCAAGAATGGCGGGGGTTGTGGCCAAGTCGAAGAACGCCGACCGGGCCAAGGCCAGCATGAAGAGGTGGAACTGTGGCAAGTAAGCCGGGGCTCTACGCCAACATCGCCGCCAAGAAGGCCCGCATCAAGGCCGGTTCGGGCGAGAAAATGCGCAAGCCGGGGGCCAAGGGCGCTCCAACGGCCGACGCTTTCAAGCAGTCCGCCAAGACAAGGAAGAAGTAATGCCCCTCGTCAAGTCATCCAGCAAGAACGCCTTTCGCAAGAACGTGGCGACTGAAGTTAAGTCGGGAAAGCCCGTAAAACAAAGCGTGGCAATCGCCTACTCGGTCAAGCGCGCGGCTCCCAAGAAGGGCAAGTCTAGTGGCTGCAAATGACGTAACCGCCGCTGGCAAAGTGTCCGAGGCCGACGATACGGATCGTCTGGCCACCATGCGCCATCG